TATGTGTATGTAATACAATGGATGAATTAAATGAAAAAGAAAGATTTTATATAAATGAATATTCTTCTACGAACAAAAGAATTGGATATAATATTGCTGTTGGGGGGACGAATGGTGTTATGTTGAATAGAAATCATTCTGAGAAAACAAAAATGAAAATGAGGATGTCTGCTTTAGGTAAGAAGAAATCGGAAACGCATTGTAAAAACATTGGATTATCTAAAAAAGGAAGTGTAATGTCATCTGAAGAAAGAAAAAAACGAAGTAAATATAGTCCATTAAAAGGATTAAAAAGGGGTCCTCTCAGTATTGAGGTTAAACAAAAAATTAGTAAATCAAAAATGGGACGTTTTGCTTCAAAAGAAACGAAAGAAAAAATGAGTAAATCACAAGTGGGAATTAAAAATTCATTCTATGGTAAAAAACATAGCGAAGAGTATTTATTAAAAAGAAGAAAACCAATTATACAATTAGATCAGAATGGTGATTTTCTTAATGAATGGTCAAGTATAACTGAAGCTGCCGAACACCTAAAAATTAACATTTCAGGAATATCTTTTGTGTTAAGTGGGAGATATAAAACTTCGGGGGGTTTTAAATTTAAATTTAAAAATAATGAGCAATAATCGACTTCCCATCACCAGATTAAACAAATTCTTTGCCCAAGATGATTTCGATTTGAACATCGCAATGGGTCAGGAATATCTTAGTGGCGACCTTAACATGACACTTGTGTTATATCAGGTTGACAGGAACCGAACTGACACGGATGACGTTTATGCTGAGGTTGGAAAAGACCAAATGAAATTCAAACCACCAGTAGAGTTTAACGGATTGGTTAAAATTGCTGATGCTGAGAACAAATCATATAAAACAGGTCTTTTAAGATTCCTTGAACCCGGGAATATGATGCTTTCGGTTTATATAAAGGAATTAAGTGACTTGGGGATTGATATTAGGTTCGGTGACTATATTGGATATCCGGAAAGTGAAACTAAAGTCAGATTTTACACTGTATCCAACGATGGAAAGGTTGTTGCTGATGGAAAACATAAAATGTTTGGTTACAAACCACATTATAGAACAATAATTTGTGTCCCTACACAAGATAACGAATTTAGAGGAGTTTAAAATGTCATACCCAAAAAAGAACGATATAAAAGTATATGTTGAAAAGGAAAATCTTGAGAGAAGGCAAGAGTTGCTTGATAAGATTACCAAATCCGACACATATTTACCCGATTCTGTTCTACATGATGATTTAGATTTGGGGATGTTAGAATTTGTTAAAGAAAATCTGAAAGTTATTTCGGACGATGAACAAATACCCATTATTCCAAAAATACTTACAGTTCAAAGATGGGGTGAGATATCAAATAATTGGACGTTTGCTGATGATGATGGAAATATGAAAGTCCCATTTATCGGTGTAATTAGGAAACCAGATGTTCAGCCTGGAACAAATCCATCTCTAATAAGAACGATTCCCGACAGAATGGAATTCCATTATGCTACTGTCCAAACATGGGATGGAACACAATCAGGAGCCGATATTTATAAAATTCCACAACCCGTGCCAATTGATATCGGATTCGAGGTGACAATTGTTTGCCAAAAATTCAGGGATTTAAACAGACTTAATAAAGTCGTCTTACAAAAATTTGCATCACGACAGGCATACACCACGGTTAAGGGTCATTATATCCCAATAATATTGGAGGCGATTGAGGACAGTTCACCTATTGACTCTCTAGATTCTCGTAGGTATTACATTCAGACATATAAATTCCTCATGTTAGGGTTTTTAATTGACCCCGAAGAATTTGAAATTACTCCAGCAATAAGTCGTTTATTTCTATTAAATGAGTTTTTGGAAACAAAAAATTATGAAAAGAAATTCATTGCTAGTTCGATTGAAACAAAAGTTGTAACATTTTCTGTTGATGGTATCCAAACTGTCTTTAGTGTTGGTGAAACAATAGGGGTTTTATTTTTTGTCAGTGAAAATGGGCTTATTCTGGATAGGAATATTGATTATTTTTGGATTGGACAAACATCGAGAATTACATTTTCCGAAGCTCCGACGGAACCAGTAATGGTTGTTTACTATGCAGGAAGGTCTAATGTATTTAAAGACGCATATGGTAATCTTTTATTCTTACAAGTGGAGAATTTTACATATGATGGGTCTTCGTTAACTTTCACTGTTAACAATATTATAAATAGTATGATTTATACCTCCATCAACGGTTTAGTGGATGTGGAAGGGGATGGTTATGTTGTGGGTCCTCAACCAAATCAAGTAACTTTTAACGACCCACCTGTAATTGGTTCGAGTATTAGTATTTGTTATCTAAGATAATCACTTTTCCCCATAAATGTCCGTTTTCCTTGACTTATTCAACGTGTCTATGTATTTTTCAATTACACGGTAAATTTTAAGCCCGTTCTTATCACAATGGTCTTTAAGGATCTCGTGATGTTTCTCACTGATCTTGATGTTTTTACTCATTCCTTCTATATCTAAAGATAAATAATAGTAAAAAAAGATAAAATACTATCCACAAAATTATTTATTGGGAAATCTTTGTGAAAAAGTGAGATATTTATCATATATAACAAGAAAAATAAACAATTAACCAAATAGAAATCAATGGCAAATTCAAACAGAGTATTCGTTTCTCCAGGTGTGTATACATCTGAGAAAGACTTAACATTTGTGGCTCAGAGCGTTGGAGTAACCACACTAGGTTTAGTGGGTGAAACTCTCAAAGGCCCAGCTTTCGAACCTATTCTTATTACAGGATTCGATGAGTTCAAAACTTATTTTGGAACTACATCACCTTTAAAAGATGGTTCAGGCAACCCTAAATATGAACTACCTTACGTAGCAAAAGCATATTTACAAGAATCAAATCAGTTATTCGTAACAAAAATTCTTGGACTAACAGGCTATAAACCCGTTACTACATGGGGGATTCAAACAATAGGTGGTATTAATATATCATCTGAAGTCCCTAGTATTGGTGGTGATACGATGACATCAGGTGCTACTGGTACGTACACAACAGATCTGGCTAACAAAACCGCAACAGGTGGTATTAGTGTAACCTCATTTATATCAGGGATGACTGTTACTGATTTAGTTGCACCTAACTGGTTTACTATCGGATTAATTCCGACAGGTTCTACACCAGCTACTGGAACGGAACTTACAGGTCCAATTGGTGATGTAACCAATTACGAATGGGCAAATAATTTTTATGAAAGTGCTGGTGACCTTAGATCTTATCTTTTTGTATTCGATGGAGCTGGTTCTTGGGATGTAACACTATTCACTGACACTGGATCAACAGTAAACAATTATGGTGGTATAATGGTATCTGCTTTAAGATCGAGAGGACATTATTCAACATTTTCTAATTTACTTCTTGAAACGACTGGAGTTACTATGACATCTGCAACAGATACAATCACAGCAGGGTCAGTAATTGAAGAAGATCCGTTAGGGGATTTCACACTTACGGTTGGAGTACAAGATGGTGTAACTGAAAAGGCGTTCACATGTTCATTGGATGATACTTCGACAAAATATATCACAAAAGTTTTGGGATCTGCTGTTTATGATAAAGGTTATGGTGATTATCCTATTTACGCATATGAGACATATCCTGAATTAGTTTCATCATTAGCAAAACGTGGATTAATTAGAGGATTGAGCGCAACGGCGATTTCCTACACTGATCATGATAATGATTTCTTAACTGATTGGGACACACCAGCATCACCAATGGTTGTTTCAGAAGTAAGAGGTACAAGAGTTTCTGATTTATTCCAAGTTATAACAATCGCTGATGGTGATTCTGCAAACCATGAGGTTAAAGTAACAATAATGAATGTTGACCTTGAGACCGCAGAATTTGACATGTTAGTTCGTGATTATAACGATACTGACGATAATATGGTTGTACTTGAAAAATACTCAAGATGTACAATGAATCCTGAATTACCAGGTTATGTTGCATTGAAGGTTGGTACGTCCGACACCATGTATGCTTTAAGGTCGAAATATATCATGTTATCAATGGTTGATGATCATCCAACCGATGCTGTCCCTGCTGGATTTAAAGGATTCACCGCGGATACATTAAGTGGAGCAACTTTAGGTAATGTAATGTACAAAACGGCCTTTTACACTGCGGGTGATGAAATAACTTACACTGCGGGTGTTCCTGATAATGTTTCTACCGATAAAATTAAGAGAGTATCGTTAGGATTATCATCTCAAATGGGATTTGACACTGACTTGTTTAAATACAAAGGTGTAAATGCCGACTACACATCAACAGGTTTCCATTTATCAGTTAACGCAGCAACAATAACTGGTGGTACTGAAACTGGTTACATGTACGATACCACACCATACGATTTAGAAGGAACTGACAAGGGTATCTTGGACTCAAAGTCTTATCGTAAGTTCACCTTCGCAGTATGTGGTGGATTTGACGGTTGGGACATTTATAGGGAGACGAAAACATTTGGTGACAATGCCATTTATGGAAAGACAACATATACTGACAACTGGACAACAAATGGTGGCGTGTTTAACGCATCTGTTGGAAACTCTGACTACTACGCATTCCTTGCAGGTATCGACGAATTTGCTAACCCTGAAGCTGTTGACATTAACGTCTTTGCAACACCAGGTATTAACTGGTTTGACCAATCATCGTTAGTTGAACAAGCAATTGACATGGTCGAGACTGATAGGGCTGACTCAATATATATTATTGGTTCACCAAATTATGATACGTCTGATGAGGTCACTGATGCAATTGACATAATTGGATTAGATTCTAACTATTCAGCCACTTATTGGCCTTGGATTCAGGTTAGAGATAATGATAATTCAACTCAACTTTATATCCCTCCAACGGGAGAAGTTGTTAGGAACATTGCCTTGACTGACAATGTATCTTATCCTTGGTTCGCTGTCGCTGGTTATTCTAGAGGACTTGTAAATGCGGTTAAAGCTCTTAAAAAATTAACACTTGATGAGAGAGACGAACTTTATAAGATGAGAATTAACCCGATTGCAACATTTAGTGATACAGGTCCAATCATTTGGGGTAACAAAACTCTTCAGGTTAAAGAATCCGCTTTGGATAGGATTAACGTGAGAAGATTATTGTTGAGAGCAAGAAAACTTGTTTCAGCTGTAGCCGTAAGGTTGTTATTTGAACAAAATGACGAACAGGTAAGAAATGAGTTTACAAGGTTGGTGAACCCAATCCTTGAAGCTATCAAGAAAGAAAGAGGATTATATGACTTCAGAATGACCGTTTCAAACGACCCTGAAGATATCGATTCTAACACTCTTAGAGGTAAGATTTATATCAAGCCTACCAGATCATTAGAATACATCGATGTGGAATTCATTATCACACCGACAGGAGCTTCTTTTGAGAATGTTTAATAAGAATTGAGTACAAAAAGAAAGGGTGGGAAATAGATTCCTACCCTTTTTTATTTTCCTACGATATCTTCTGGATGCTTTATTCTGGAGGCTTTCTTTCTAGTGCTTTTTTATTGTTGCTTTTTTAACTAGTATTAAAAAGAGGGACCTACTGTACTAGAAAAAGAGGGACCTACTGTACTAGAAAAAGAGGGACCTACTG